CAGCTTTGAAAAGGAATTGCTTGAAGCATCCAAAATCGTCGAAGATGAAGAAGAAATCAAGGATGCGGTAAACCTTGTCAGAACATTCGCTAAATACCCAGACAGAACAGAATTGACGTATACATTAATTGGATCGTTGAAGCTACTTGCAGATACTGTAGAAAGCCAGATGGAAGAGGTGAAGTAGATGATTAAGAAAACATTATATACATGTCAAATCTGCAATACTGACTATGCGGATAAAGAAAAGGCTATTGCATGTGAGAAAAGCCACAAGACATTAGAAGGAGCAACATTTGCTGGTGAATATAAACCCAAAGGGATGATTGGCGATGGGCATCCGGTAAAGATAAGGGTAAAGTTCAAAGGTTCTGATAAGTGGGTTGTATATAAGAGGTGAAGTAGATGGAGAGATTAACACTTGAAGAAGCTATTGTTCATACAAAAGAAGTAGCAGATATGAATTATAATGACGCAGAAAAATTTGACTCAAATGATTCTGTAGAAAATTATATGAAGGCTAATTGTATGAAATGTGCAGAAGAACACGAACAGCTTGCGAAATGGTTAGAGGAACTGAAATCTTATAAAGACTTAGAAGAACAGGGCTTACTTGTGAGATTACCGTGTAAAGTAGGAGATACAATGTATGATATTGTAGGAAAACCTCTTAGAATTGTAGAACACAAAGTGGATGCTTTTCATATTGACAAAAAAGGCTTTCATTTACAAATTATTAACGGAGTTTTAGAAAAGAAGCAAGAAGCAAAGGTTTATTTTTCTCGTGAAGAAGCTGAGAAAAAGTTGGAGGAACTCAAAAATGAAATTTAAAGAATTCGTAAATTGGTGTAATGAAAGAGCATTTGATGGATGCTGGGGAATGCTAGAAGCAATAGCGTGTATTAATTTAATAAATGAGATTATGAAAATCCAATTTTGGAAAAGAGAAAAATTCTGGAAAGAAAATTATGAGCAACAGGTATTGGAAGAGATTATTAATCCGATAGAGAAGAAGTTGGAGGAGATGAAGAATGGACGTTAAAGAAGCCAAAGAAATATTATCCGATATGAGAGACCAGCATTTGCAGTTCATTGACGGAGCCGAAAATACTGGGACATGGGGCGAAAAATTTTTAAAAGAAGCATGGGCGTGTGATTCTGGCGCAAAGGCTCTTACCGGATTAATCACAGGGATAAAGATTGATAAAGGCGTTATCGCAGATAGTATTCAGCAATACGGCAAAAATAATCAAAGCACAGTCTGTATGGAAGAATGCGCCGAGCTTATCCAAGCAATCAGCAAGGCAAAACGTGGAAAAATCAACCGTGATAACATGATAGAAGAAATTGCAGATGTGTTGATCTGCATCGAAATGCTAAAGCAAATGTACATGATATCCGATGAGAAAATTAATAAGTGGATTGAAAAGAAACAGGCGAGAGAAGTAGAAAGGATGGAGAAGAATGAATAAATGTTGCGCTAGTCAAGATGGGATATGTCGGAATGCCATTCTTTTTGGAACAATATGCGATGGTTACAAAGAAAGATGCAGATTAAGACCAACTTATAACATTATCGAACAAACAGTGAAGAATTACCAGAACAATTTAAGAAAAATATTTGGAGCGGAGGATTAATCATGAATAAGAAAGAAATCGCAGAGATCAAGAAACAGTTTACACCAGCAAATTGTTCTATTACACGCATTTGTGGTTGTTATGTGGATGCAGAAAAAAATAAGAAAACCAAAATTAAAGAAGCTTTCCTTTCCCTTCCAGAGGAAGAAATGTTTAAGTATTTTGACATTTTCAAGAAAACCATGTCTGGCAGACTTGGAAAGAACCTTATGAACTTTGATTTTCCATTAGCACAGGAAAAAGAGGGTGGAACACAGGAATTTCTTATGCGGATCAGAGCAAGTAAACTTAAAGATGATGAGCTTTTGGACGAGTTCTACGACAAAGTGATTGAAAATTACGATTATAACGAAAATTA